AGATCTCTTCCTGGTTGGTGAATAGGCACGTCTAGCACCCTTACGAGGTTGGCCTTTCCTGGTTGAACGCTTACGATTGCGTGAGGCACTAAAGGACGCCTTGCTGATGAGCTTACCATTCCTAAAATACATCGTTCGACCATTTTTACCTTTCCTAGTGTAGAGTCCCACTGGCATTACCAATTAATGTTAAATCTGTTATATAACTGTTTGTGCTAGTCAAAATTATTAAATACTAAAACACGGTAAGTTCAATGATGAGCTTAGACAATAAGTTTAGTTTTGGTAGCATTCCCGTTATGCGGGAAGTGCCACCTGGCATGGATGCCAGGTTCCGTTTTACGGGACCAGGCAAGATCGTAGAGACGGAACAGTATGGAGAGAAGATTTCTTTTCCTATATCTCTTTCCTATCACCCCTCCTATGATAGTCTCCCTCCTCTACCAGACAACGTAGTTGATAGGGATAAGAAAGAAGCAGAACTAGAAGGACAGACCATAGAGTGCAACTGGCAAACCAAGTGTCAGAGTGCTAAACAATTAATGGGTCAATTAGGAACTGTGGATAAATTCGCTAAGGAACTAAAGCAGCATTACGAAAATTCAGAGTGGCAGCTTACCAGGTTCGATACGGGTGCATACTGGCTAGAGGTATTGTTTCCATGATGTTCAGGTGCTGGCGTTGTGGTACTTGGGGACTTAAAATTAAACATGTTTGTAAAGAATGCTGGAAAGATAACATGAAAGTAATTCACCAATTAGCTAAAGAAAAGAGTTACCAATGAAGCGACGCTGTAATATCTGTCTGCGCAATGTTGATCACTTGCGCACTGATAGATTCAATGATCACTTAACAATCTGTTATGATTGTCAAAAAGTCTTAACCAAAATAGTCCGTAGTCGGACTGAATACTAGTCTCTACAGTCACTTTGATTTGAAAGGACGGGAAGGGGTTAGGGGGGTGGTGGGGTAGCAATGGGTATAAAAGGCGAGTTTAGGGCGCTGCTGTGCGTTGTAGGTGCGTTATTTCTGCAATCCCATGCCTATTATTGCGTCACTAGTGCGTTTTGGTTGCGTTTTGACTGCTTCTGTGATCATTGGCAACATTTTAGAAGCCAGGGCTTGTACATACCAGGGCTGCCCACTTAGATCCTGAGTGATATTATGCAAAAGCGAAAGATTAGAACCTTCTTCAGAACCTTTCAGTTTTTTAGCAGCATTGCCCATTGCTCCAGACCAAAACTTCTGCAAACTCTCTCTCGCTTGTGGAAGCATAAATTCTTCAAAATCAATTAACATCTGTTCTCTGATTTTTTTAGTAATAACATCCAGGGACATTAACAGAGTTTCGTCAGATTCAGAACTCTTCAACCAAGCCTCTATTTTTTGTTGGGTTTTCAAAGGGATCCATATTGTATAAATTGTAAAATATAGAAAGAACGAAAATATCCAAATAGCATAAAAGGTTTCGTCGTTCATCCGAACAGTTTATCCTTGATATATTTTAGTGATATTTTGAACCCTTTTCCTATCATGCAGAGTTGAATCTGTGCCGGACCTAGTAACCAGTAAAGAAATCCGAGATCATCTTTTGCCTTTATTACACAATCAGCAAGTGCCTGTTTGAAAGCTGGATTATCAGGTAGAGTTTCATCGAATGCTTCCACTATTGGGTCTGTAATTTCATCTTTAATCTCATCTATAATATCTTCTGCTGATGGGATGTCTAAATCTTTCAGGAACTCTATAACATCAGCTAAAATCTTTAAGGCTTCGTCAGTTGAATGGTAAAGCGATGCCAGGACAACAGGCCTTGGTACGTTTAGATCTATTGTAGGTATCGGTTCGCAAATTGCAATTAATTTAGATACTGCACTTGCTTTCTTATCAAACATCGAGAAACCTAACCAGGCACCAAAAATTATAATCGGTTGCATTACTGGAATCAACGCCTGGAGCCATCTGGTATAATCAACGTTTTTCATGAGCTCTTCAAAATTGGTTTCTTTCTTCATACTCTATAACCTGTCAGAATGCATGATATTGCCCCATTGTTAGCGCTCTCTGTTGCCTGAATCTTAACTGTTGAATTGGGTGGAACTATGAATTCATACATTTTAGGTTGTAGACCAATATTATTAATTAGGACAACGAATTTTTCAACGAATAATGCTTGGCCATCCACATCAATTATATAACTCAAGACTTCACCAGCAGATATAGAACTCCAATCAATTCCTAAAGTTACCCTGGTTAAGTAAAATGCTGAGGGGTTCGTATAATCCAGAAGTGTGACACCTCCAGAAGTTAAAACATAAGACCCAGACCAACCATAGATCTTACCATCCTTAGCCCTAGAAACTGATTTAGATGCGGCTAGGGTCATGCATAAACTGTACCCCTTAAGGTAACGGTATGATCTCTAGCTGTGGTTGCACTAGTATTTAGCGCCAGACATTCCACCCTGGTTAATGGTGGTAATATAAGGTAAATTGCCTCAGCAGACTTGATAGCAGTACTCACAGATTCACTCGTTAAGTAGCGAACTACTACTTCCCCGTTGAATTTTATTGTATAAGTTATATCATCACCAGACAATATGGAATAATGAAACTGTACAATACATTTTATTATTTTCTTACCTGTTTGAAAATCCAGTAGGGTAGTAGGATCGGTGGTACCGGTAACCCCAACAATTCCTGAATATGCATAAGCGTGCTTGCCTGCAAAAGATAATCCCTTATTTCCACCTAGAAAGGTTGCTATTTGCTGTTTAGCCATGCAAGGCTTACTCGAAGTAAAGAGTTACAGATCCAGAACTTGCGGATGCACTACCACCAGAAGCATATTGAATTGCTATCTGTAGATCTATATTGTTAACTCCGGATATACCGAAAGCTACTGGCACAGATTGAAACCCTACTGCGCATGCAGCATCCGCACTATCTCCAGCAATACCCATTATAGTAAAATTCTGTTCTGACATATTAGATCCGAGTAAACGACATACTACCTGGAATCCTTTTGCATTGGTTGTATCAAAGGCACAATCGACCCTGCTGATCCTGGTTGATCCCTGTGGCACCTGGATATTACCCAAATTGCTACTGTTCATATTGTCAGTTAAAGAAAAATATTCTTTATCTGTGGGCGTGCTATCGAACGATCTCTGAATAGTTGTTACCATTTTATATTCTGAAGTAAAGCTTACTTCCTCCGAGTTTTAGTTGTGGGAATCTGCTTCGTGCGAATGCTCCAAGTAGAGCAATGCCCCCAGCAGTAACTAATGTCTTTCTACCTGCATTCGTTCCGATCATACTAACTGCATTTCCAGCTAGGGTACTAAATGCAGCTCCTAATTCACCATCTGTAATATCTTTAATGACACCTTCACCAGCACTTATAGTACCGAGCATAGTTCCTGTTTGAACAGTCTTTCCAGCGTTTAGGTATGCTGCTATTGCTAATCCTGACGCCATACCTGTTACGCTTGGATGTGGAATTGCTTTCATATATTTTCTCCTTGGATTGCCAGTAGATCTCTTCCTGGTTGGTGAATAGGCACGTCTAGCACCCTTACGAGGTTGGCCTTTCCTGGTTGAACGCTTACGATTGCGTGAGGCACTAAAGGACGCCTTGCTGATGAGCTTACCATTCCTAAAATACATCGT